GTTCACGGGGGAGTCGAAACGCACCGACAGGGTGATGTCTCGAGGGGCATCTCCGTCCCACCACGAGTCGGTCCACACCCATGGAGACGGTGGCGGCCAAGGTGCACCGGGCATGTCAACCTCCTACAGCGATTTCGCGATCACGGGCCACACAGCGGCGACCAGCTCACGGATGGTGTCGTCGTCGACGGTGGGATCCACCGACAGATCAGTCCCGATCGCCCACGCAAACTGGGCAGCACACGCCTCAGGGTCAGCGATGCACTTCTGCGCACACAGATACTCGTCCTTGCGGGACTGCTCCGCGGCCGCACGGATCTCTTTCGCCAACGTCACACAGAACTGCGTCATCGCCGCGGTCACCCGCGCCAGAAACCCCGCATCCACCGAAAGGGCAGCAGCAGTGGCGAGATCACTCGACGCGACCGCCGTCATCGACGCCACCACCGACGAAAGACCCAGCGCCGCATCGTAGATCCGCAGATCGTCAAACGACCCCGAACCCGAGAAATCCCCGAACAACGACGGGGCGTTCGAGGTCCGCAACGGCCCCACCAGGGACTGCTGGTCCGCCAGCACCCCATCCACGTACAGGCTCACCGTGCCGCCGCCATACACCCCGGCCACGTGATGCCAGTTCGTGGTGTCCGGCCATGCCGCACTGGAATCAGTGAAATCGTCGACCGTGTTCCTCGCACGAATCACTGGCACGCCCGACAGGAACCGGATCCCCCACACCCCACCGCCCGCACCAGCATTGGCGGTCGGGTCATACCACTGGATCAGCCAGCCGTCCGGGATGGAACCCTTCACCCACATACAGACCGTACGGTCAGTGGTCTGACCGATGTTCGGCAATGTCACCGCGGTCGTGGTAGCCGGGCGGATCCCGCCGCCGGTCTTGCCGGTGATCCTCGTGAGGTTCGCGGTCAACGCGAAGGGGTTTCCGTTCCCGGACATGTCGAGAACTGTGTCGCCGGACTCGTCGAACGAATACGCCGCGATCTGCATGACTCCCCCGAATCACTGGGCCTACGGTTTGGTGCAGTACGAGCGAACATCCGCCGGGCGAGGCTGCTGATCGACTATGACGTCGACGAACCCGACATCGGTTAGTACTGCGTGGAGTGCTGCAGGTTCGACGTTGCCGTAGTACTCGCCCGGGTGGAGGGTCCAGCCGCCGTCGACCGCGGAATGCTCCGGCCGGCCCGGACCTGCCATGGTGGCGATGAACTCCCCACCTGACCTGCAGGCCTCGAACGCCGTCGCGCAGATCTTCGGCCACGTCTCCGTGTGCTCGAACGTTTCCGCGGACACCACCACGTCGTACTGCCGGTCCGGGGTCCAGGTGGAGGCGTCAGCAACGATGTCCACGTTCGGGCCAGCGGCGATGTCCAGCACGGTGTAGTCGGCGTTGGGGAACAGGTCCCGAACGGAACCGTTGATGTCTCGACCGCCGATGTCCAGCACCGTCACGGGCTGGTTGGTTCTGTAGCGCTCCACCCAGGCGTGAGCTTCAGCGTGCATGGCGACGGACCCTTTCCTTGAATAGCTTCTGGTCCATCGCCGCGCGGCCCTGCCCAAGCTCATACACCTCGTCGGTGTCGGCTTTGCCCCACTGGGGGTGGAGGTGCTCGACGACCGACCCAAGAGCCATGCCCCACACGCCGCGTTGCTTCGCGGCGGTGACGATCTCGTCGTCGACGAACCAATGCCGGTAACCCTCGTGGCACACAACCTTCGGGCCGTCCCACGAAGCGCCGGTCTCGTCCACGTAGGAACGCCGAATCAGCAAATGGGTGCCGTGCTCGCCCGAGGTCACCCGCGGGTTGCCGAGGTCGTTGGTGCCGACCACGTCCGCGCCGATGCTCTGCGCGTGGTCCAACCAACCCGGGTGGAAGCGGACATCGTCACCGACCATGAACAGCCACGGCTCGGTGGTGGACTGGTAGCCAAGGTTCACCTTCTCGGCGAACGTCCCCGGAGTCTGGTTGTTCAGCAGAAGCACTTCCGCGCCGGAGAGCCGCCACGCCTCGACGGTGAGCGGGTCACCTTCGTCGGCGACGGCGTAGACCTTCGCCATGCCCGTGGAGGCCTTCAGGCTGGCCATAAACGGGACCGCGTTCTGAGGGCGCTTCATGACCGGAACAATGACCGCGGTCTCTTCCGCCGCGGGCGGCGGAGTGTGGTTGTTCCAGAAGTCCTGCTCGGCGAGCCACACGTTCTTCAGGTGAGTTGTCTTGACCCCGGTGTGGACGTGGATGGGGATGTCCATCGCGCCGGCGCGGACACAGAACGACGTGTCCTCACCCAAGAGTTTCCCGTCCGACCCGGTGATGTGGTTGAACCACACCGCCCCGTGCTCGTCGTGGATCTTCTCCAGCACCGATCGGTGGATCAGGAGACACGCCGCGCCGGTGCCAGCGCACTTCACGACCGAGTTCACCGGATAGGTGGTACGACCCATGAACATCGGACCCTGCTCAGTCGGGACCCAGTCGAGGATCGTCACCCGCGGCGCCGCCCGGTACCCGGACATGCCGTCCTGGGCAAGTTCCCGCTGAGCGAAGCACAATCCGCCCACGATCGGGCGCTCGACCGGGTCCGCGGCGGCGAGCAGCCGTTCCACCGTGTCGGGGTCGAAACCCATGTCGGTGTCGATGAAGAACAGCCAGTCCGCCGGTCGGGTCAGGAACCCCGCCACAGCCTGGTTGCGGGCATCCGCCAGATCGGAACTGCGGGCACACCGCACCGCGGTGTACCCACCTTCGATGATCCTGCCCTTCCCGAACGCGTCGGAGAGAAGCAAGTTCACCAGCGAGTTGTGGAACGAGTACGACACATCGGTGTCGTGCACGTACGCCAGGCAGACAGAGTCCGTCACTTGGCGGCCTTCGCGTACTCCTCGCGGAGCTTGTCCAGACCCCACCGCTTGTCGACCTTCACCCCGGCCTTCTCCAGGTCGTCACGCAGCGACGCCGCCTCGTCGAACGACTTGCCATCGGTCGCGATGGAACGCTTCTCCCCTGGCGGGGTCACGGCGGCTTCCGGGCCCACCTGCTCCGCCGACGCCGCCGTATACGAACCCGAGTGACGCACGAACGCAGTCGGGTCGGCGGTGAACCAGTCCGGGTGGGACCGAACGACCGGGTCGGAGTCGTCCCACATCTGTCCCTTTTCGACCTGGACAGTGGGGGTGACCCACGTGGAGAAGGTGGCATAGACGACAGCCATGACAGTTCCTTTCGAGGGTTTCCAGGTGGGTGAGGGCCCCGGCCACCTGGGGGACCGGGACCCTCTTCCCTCGCGATCAACCGAGGGAGAACTACCGCTTCCGTTGACCGTTGCCTACGGCTCTTACGTGTTCGCCAGGAGGCGGAACGCCGTGTCGTTCACGGAGTTTCCGCCGATGCGCGCGTATGCGAACCAGCCCCGACTGCCGGTTGGGCGGTTGTTGGTCACATCGAACAGCTGGGGGACGAGTTCGACGTTCATGCCCTGACGGCGGGCGACGACGTAGTTGCTGAAGTCGCCGACCACGGCGCGATTCTCGGCGCCGGTGGTGCCGGTGAAGTCCGGGAAGTACGGGTTCTCCATGACCGGCCGGTTGAACAGGACCTCCGCGGCGCCGGCGGGCAGGGCGACGGTGGCGGCGTGGTACACGTTCGCCGCGCCGAACTGCCGGATCCGGTTGTTGATGTCGACGGACATCATCCAGCTGGCCTTGCGGCGGTACTTCTGCGGAAGGCTCTTCCACACCTTGTAGATGTCCTCGAAGCCGAACGCGCCGTCGGTCGTGGACGTCACCTGCGAGTTGGTGTTCGCGGCGAGAGCGGTGAGGATGCCCCGCGGTTCGGTGGTGCCGTTGCCGGTGGAGAACTTGTTGATCAGGAGTTCGTCGTAGCCTTCGGCGAGGAGCCGCGACATTTCCTCCTGGAAGCCGGGCCAGTCCTCCCCGACCTCGATGGTGTAGGGGATGAACCCGCGGGCCGTGAACACGGTGACGCTGGGCTGCGCGATGGTGATGGAGTCGTCGGAGACCGCCGTGCCTTCACCGTCGAACGACCACGCGACACCGGCCGCGGAGACGCCCTTCCAGGCGTTGGTGTTGACGTCGACCTGCCGGGCCACCGTCAGGAACGGGTTGTCGGTCTCCTGGTCGGTGAGGATCACGGAGGGGTCGATGAACACGGGGATCGCGAACCCGCCCGCGGAGGTGGTGCCTTCCGACTGGGCGCGGTACTCCTCGTAGCGAAGCATCGCGATCTGCTCTTCCGGCGTGAGGACCACGTTGGAGGCGCGGGTCATCAGCTTGTAGAACGCCGACCGGTAGTGCTCGTTCTCGGTGACCAGGATCCGCCGGGCGATGTCGGTCTGCTTCGCGGAGCGGACCTTCTTGTCCAGCATGTCGACCTGCGACGTGGCGAGGATGTTCGACTGGTCGCGGTCCTCGAGGATCCGCAGTGCGCCGTCGCGGACGGTCCGCCAGTCCATCGACCGGACGTCGACGCCGAAGTACTCGTCGCTCGGCTTCTTCGCGTCGGGCAGGCCGGAGATCTGCCGGTAGGTCTTGGAGCGGATGTCCGCGGCGCGCTTGGCGCGTTCCTCGAGCTTGTCGTGCTCGGGGATGATGGTCTCGCGTTCGACGGTGAGGTCGTCCCACCGCTGCTCTTCCTCGTCGGTGAGGCTGCGGTCGAGCTCCGCGAGGTGCAGGAGCTTCGCGTCCACGTCCTTGAGGCGGTTGCGCAGCTCGACAAGCCGCGTGTTCTTTTCCTCGGGCATCAGAACTCTTTCCCGACGCGATTGCGCGTCACGTAGGCACGCCGCATGTACTGCTGTCGGGCGGCGTGATCAGTGGGCGACGGGTGCTCTGTGTCGAGCGGCGCGTCTTCTTCTTCGGTGGTCGACGGGTGCCCTTCGGGCGGCGCGTCGGTGAGGCCCTGCCGGGCTTCGGTGTCCTCGTCCGGGTGCTCTTCTTCGAGCGGCGCAGACGAGGGGGCTTGGGGGAACAGCACCGCGCGAGCTACCTCGCGGCGCAGTTCGGGGTCGTCGGGGGCTTCGTGGCTCGTCCGGCCCGCGACCAGCGCGCTGCGGACTTCGCGCCGCAACTGGTCGTCGTTCTGGATCGTCTCGGCGATCCCCGCGGCCCGGACAGACACCGAGGTCCCGACGTAGGCGGGGAACACCACCGGGCCCAATTCGGGGACCTTCACTTCGATGAGGGTCCGCTCGAGAGGTCCGCGGTCACCCGGCTCCCACAGCAGCTCGGAGAGCTCGCCGGCCTGGATGAGTTTGCCGGCGTTGTCGCGCCACTCCTCGCGGACCACGGAGAACCGGAAGCTCATGCCGTTGATGGACTCATTGGCGATGGCGTCCCGCACGGGCTGCATCAGCCAGTTGTCGGAGATCCGCGCTGACACCGCGAGGCCCTGCGCGTCCTCCGCCAGGGTCGTGAACGACCCGATCGGAATGGACCCGATGAGTGGGTGTCGGCCGTGGTCGAACTGCATCACGGGGGTGGTTTCGCGGAGGGTCTTCTTGAACGCACCCGCACGGATGGTCTCGTTGAAGCACCCCTCCCACGAGTCGATCAGTGTGGGCTGGCCGAACACCGCCGCGTATCCCTCGAGAGTCAGACCGTCACCCGCACCTCCATCGGTAGCGCGAGTGGACGTGAACTGCACCGAACGGCACAGGTCGTTGGTGACGCTCATTGCTGCCCTCCTTGGGGGATCGCTTGCTGCGTGCCCGGAGCTTGCAGCTGCACACTGAAGAGGCCGGAGTGTTTCCCGGCGAGTCGTCTGAAGTCCTGGGCCATCACCGCATCAACCACGGCATCGGGTTCGAACCCGGCCGTGATCAACGCACTGATGGTGGTGGCGTCCTTCGCCTGAATGTCGGCCTGGTCCTTGACGTCCTCACGCAGGAACGCGATGTCCCGGTCGTCGTACCAAAGCCTCGACCCAGACGGGACCTGCAGAAGCCACTGGAACGCGCCAGCGAACGCCCCCCACAGGGGACGCATCGTCCCGTCGACAGTGTTGCGCTTCGCCGCGGTGTAGTTGCCGGAGTTCAAGCTCGAGCCCGACATGCCCTCGGACAAACCCACGATGACCGGGTGGATCCCGGAAGCCGCGGCGATCCTGGTTTCGGTGGACGCCTGGGTCGCCGCCAACGCCAAGTCACTGAACGACTGGGTGATGGTCTTGACGTCCGCACCACCACCGAGGAACAACGTCTTACCAGCGTTCTGGGAGCCCTCGTACATGGTGCGGTACTGCTCGGCGAACTTTCGCAGGTTCTCCGGCGACACGGTCCGGTCGACCGACACGACGTACTTGTGGTTCGCGCCTTGCTTCAACGTGACCCGTTTGTGCTCGGTCATCTGCATGTCCGCGTCTACATCAGGCAGGACAGCGGACATCCACGACTGGCCCAGGAACTGCCACCGGGACGGGAGGGGCTTGTAGTGCGCGATCTCCCACGGCGAGAAGATCGGGAACCGCCCCTTGGACTGCCCACCCATGTAGGCATAGCCGAGCAGCCGTTCTCCGATCCGGTCACCAGTGATCGGGTCTTCGATGGCTTCGGTCAAGATCTTCACGTACGCCGGATCCAGCCGAAGCAGGTAATCCGCTTCGTCACGAACCCAGTACGAGTTGCCGCACGTCGCGACATCGAACTCTGCTGTCGTCAGCAGGTCACGTGTGGTCGCACCGGGCCACGGCTCCTCAAGGACCGACAACGCTGGGGTTCCGAACAAGTCCCCGGGCCGGCCGGCCCGCACCTGCTGGAACTGGAACCGCGCCTCCGAGAAGATCGAGACCCGTCGCGCCTCGCAGGCGAACACGATCCCGTCGGCCTCGTACATGCCCGCGTTCACCACGGAAGACGGGTTGATCTGGAACGCCTGGTGCAGGTTCCCCTGGTAGTTCACCTGGGAACCGGGCTGCCACATCTGCTGCCACTGCGACATCGAGATCAGCGACGTCTCGTTCGCGCGCTCAGGCTTGCGGACAGCGTCGATCCGCTCAAGCAGGCCCATCAGCCGCTACTCCGAGCCTCACGCCACCCGACCCGGACCGCGGCGAACGTCCACGCCGCCACGAACCACACACCCTGGCAGACCTTCGCCGCAACCCACCCGAGCGCGAACAGCACGCCGGCGATCAGCGTCAGCAGTGTCCGCACGAAGTTGATCGCCCGCGCCTCTGCTGTGATCTTGTCCAAGGGGACACGGTCGAGAACGGCCATCACGCCTCCTTGGTCAGACGAGAACGGCACACAGCTCGGTCTCTCCGGATTCGTCGATCAAGTGGGCTAGCGACGTGAACCCCCACCGCGCGCCAGTGATGGTCACCAGTGGGCTGGTGTCCGCAGCGAAGTCCGCCAGAGCCCATGCGATGGTGTCGCCGTTTCGTTTCGTCTTCGACCCCTCAGCAGAGGAGTCCAACTCTCGCTGCCCGACGTGTCGCAACGTCCTCTGCCTCACCGCGTCGAGCAGGTTCCCGACCGCGCCGGACATCTCCGTCGCGGTCAGCACATGCAACTCCCCGCGCTTCGGGACATCGCGATCGCTGAAGTCATCCTCGGGGCGATCCTTCGCCCGGTGGATCCCGACCTTCTTGAGCTCCACCTCGAGCGACGCCGCGGTCCCGCGGCCCATCACGACCGCCACCGGATCCAGCGCATCGCACCACCGGACAACTTCGTCGACCACCCAGTCGGTGCCTGGCTTGTATGCCACGATCTGCGCGTGCCCGAAGCCGTCCTCGCGGTTTCCGTAGATCCCGATAGCGGCATAGTCCCGGTTCGGGGCGATATCCACCGCGAGCGCGACGTCGCCGGCCCGTCGAGATTCCGGATCCAGCAAGCCACCCTCGAGGTGGTCGCGGCGCCAGATGTCCATGTCGATCGCGCCGCCGCCCTTGATGCGCTTGGGCCAGAGCCCCAGCACCTCGCGGGCGAACCCACGTCCTTCGTTCGCGGACAGCATCTTCCGTAGCCGGCGGATCGTCTCGAGCGTCACGCGCCCCAGCCCGAGGGCAGGGTTGACTCGCGCCCACACGTTGGGGTCGTCGAGGTTCACCTTGCCGAGCTCCTCGAGGTTCCCCTCGAGACCCCAGTCCCGGTAGCCGAGGGAGTCATCCCCGCCGGCCTCGGCGCGCTCCTTGAGCTCGAACATCACCTCGCCGCTGTCGCCCGTGAGCGGCGGCGACGACAAGTAGATGATCTGCGCGTTCGGCCGGGCAATCAGGGTCGGCCCCAGCGCCTCCGCCTGTTCCGGGGTGTACGCGAACGCCTCGTCGATGATGTTGACGTCACCGGTGAAGCCACGGCCGGACGACTTGGAGCGGGCGATGAACATGACCCGTTGGCCAGTGTCGAGACGCTCGAAGCTCTCCTCGTTACCGTTCGTGATCTTCACGATCACGCCGTCGATGTCGACGAGCGTCTCCGAGATCGGAGTTCCCAGCCTGCGGATCAGAGCCTTCATCCGCCGGAACGCCTCATGAGCAGTCTTGTACTCATGTGCCGTCCAGATGATCAGCTCTTCGCCGAGCACGAACAGCCCCGTGAGCACCCGGGCCTCACCAAGGGCGCCCTTACCTGACTGCCGTGGAACCCACTCGGCGTACTCGTAGCAAGCCCACTTGCCGTCCGGGCGGTGCGACATCATCAGGTCGACACTGTCGCGCTGCCACGGCTCGAGCGGCTTCCCCGCCGCCTCCATTAGATCGGCGGCAATATCGCCATCCGATGTCGTGATGTTGCCTGGCTTGGACTCAACCCGCGGTCTGGTTGTTCCGCGCAGCTCGCTTAGCGGCGAGGGCATCAAGGACACCACCGCCCGTCGTCTGAGGCTTCGCCTGCGCTGCGGACTTCTGGAGCTCGACGACAATCCCCCTGAAGGCCGTCGCCTGCTCCCTGGCCTCCGCCAGGACCCGATCCACGTACACCGTGACCTCGACGTCCGACTCGTGATGCCGGAACCGCAGCCATGCATCCCCATGCAACTGCCGGTCCAGCGTGTCCAGCCGATCAGCGATCCGGCACGCCTCGAGCAGCAACGCCACCTGCAGTGGCCCCGGCATCGCGGTCCGCATCTGCCGCCACAGTTCCTGGCCTCGAGCGCCGAGCTCGACGTCCGGAAGCTTGGGTACGCCGGCGGAAGAGTTCAGGATCACCGGCTCGTCGACGTCCGACCTGCAGAACGAGTCCGCCTTGCAGATCGAGTGGTCACCCGCCCGATGCCGTCGGGACCGTCGTGCCCGAACCGCGTTCGAGTCGGCCATCAGGCGACCTTCGCGCCCTTGCGTGAGTTGCACCCGAAGTGCGCCAGTTGCACGTTCGCTCGAGTGTCATCCCCGCCCGCGGAGATCGGAACGATGTGATCGATCGTCGGTGACCAACGATCCGGCCGTCGGAGCAGCATGTTCACCGAGGCCGAGCAGATCCCGCAGGTGAAGCCGTCCCGCTCCGCGATCTCCGACAGGTCGTAGCGTTCCGACTTGGCCTTGCGCTTCAGTGCGCGCCGGCGTCGGTTCTTCCGCTGCCACATTGCCTGGCGAGCGGCCTCGCGTTCTTTGGCTGTCTTGAACTGGCCTATCCCGCGGCCCTCGGCGTTCCGCAGTAGCTGCCCGCAGGTGCCCGAACAGCACCGCACAGTTTCGCCAGACGGCTGGAACGTCTTGCCACACTGGGCGCACGGCTTCGTCAGTCGAACCTTGCGAAGCTCATACTGCTGGCGCTCGTACTCGGTCCTCTCCAGTCGGGGGCGCAGTCGCCGACAAGGTTGGCAGAGGCGCTTCTCGGGATCCGCTGAGGTCTTCCCGCTCCACAGCAGCTTCCCGCATCCGGGACACGGGAAGTCGGGATAGCGCGGCATGCACGCCTCCCAGGGGTAACGTCACGGTCGGCGTCACGCACATGTCACGCCTGAATCGGCAGGTGAACAGCAGTTGCGTCACCTGCAACGTTGGGCCGAATGGCGTCACATTCGAAAAATTGGAGGGAGCC